GCGATCCTCGAATACGGCGCCAACCCATCCCAGGTCGTCAACGCCCAGAAGGGCATGTACGACGTGGGCCAGTTCCGGGCCACCACGATCAGCACGACTCGGCGGGCGATTGCCGGCGCGCGGATGCTGGCCAGAGACATCGACAGGGCGCTCGGCATCGATGTCAGCGCGAAGACGTACACAAACCTAACGTTCGACCGTTACGAGGCCGCGAAATATGCCGAGTTGTTCCGCCGCGGCAAAACCTTCACCCGTCTCACGAAGACAGGCCGGACGCAGCGCTACGCATACCGGTTCGTTCGGACACCGCGGCCGACACCGCAACAGATCGTCGCCTCAGCTGGTAGCCGGGCTGAAGCGGTCAGGCTGCTTACCAATTACGGCTACATCATTTGATCCGCGCCGACACGGTGCGGACACCCGACACGGGAGTTCCTTGCATGTCCAAGCCTGCCTGGCTGTTCAACCTGGCCCGGTTCGACGACGAACCGCCAGCGGATCCACCAGTTGACCCGCCGACGCTAGACCCCACACCGGAACCACCGCCCGAGCCCGCGCCGCCCGCTGATCCTCCGGAGCCCGCCACGGACTCGAAGGACTGGAAGGCCGAGGCCGAGAAGTGGAAGGCGTTGTCTCGTAAGCACGAGGCGACCGCCAAGTCCAACGCGTCCGCTGCGACGAAGCTCGCCGAGATCGAGGACGCGCAGAAGTCCGAAACCGAGAAGCTGGCCGCCGCCAAGGAGGCCGCCGAACAACGCGCCGCCGCCGCCATCACACGGGCGGTTCTCGCCGAGGTGAAGGCGCTGGCGTCCCCCGCGTTCGCCGACCCGACCGACGCCGAGGCGGCCATCAACGCGGCCGACTTCGTCGACGACAAAGGCGAGATCGACGTCGCCGGCATCAAGACGCGGCTCGCGGAGCTGCTCGAGACGAAACCGCACTGGAAGAAGGCCGAAGCCCCGCCTGCTCCGCCGAAGCCCCGACCCGACCCAGGGCAGGGGCCGCGTCCGACCCCGCTGGCCACCAACTTCAGGGACGCCGACCCGGCGACCTTCGAAGCCGAACTGGCGAAGTACGGGCTCAAACCCAAGTCCACATGATCCGAGTGTCCGCCCGACTGGGCGACGGGTTCACCTCACTCGAGGTGGACGGACACGAGGGGCATGCGCTGGACGGCCGGGTCTGCGCAGCGGTCTCCGCGATCACCCAAACCGCGCTGCTCGGCCTCGAAGAGATCGCGCGACAGCACCCGGACCTCGTGTCCATCGAGATCACACAGGAGTAAGAAGATGACCACGTTGACCGCGCCTCGGTCGTGGTACCGGCTGGACCGTCACGATGTGCGGTCGACCCTGCCGGCCGCGCTGCAGGCGATCATGCAGAACGGCATGCTCGACCGGACGTTCCAGGACGCTCTGCTGCCGATGTTCCTGTTCGCGGCTATCGGCGACAACGAGCCCTGGTCCGGTGGCCTGGGTGACACTGTCACCAAGACCCGCCGCGGTCTGCTGACCCCGGTGACGACGCCGCTCGGCGGCTCGGACCCGTCCGCCGCGACCTACTCGGTCGAGCAGTGGTCGGTCACGATGGACCAGTACGGCAACTCGATCGACACGAACCTGCTGCAGTCCGCGATGACCCTCGCGTCCAAGTACCTGGAGGATGTGCAGGCACTCGCCACGAACGCGGGCCAGTCGCTCAACCAGATCGCCCGCAACAAGCTGTACGGCGCGTACGGCGGCGGCCGTACCTGGGTGACCACGTCGGACGGCGCGTCGAACACCACGGTCGCGGTGGCGAACGTGGACGGCTTCACGCGGGTGATGGTCAACGGTGTCCCGACCGCGGTGTCCGCGTCGAACCCGCTGAGCATCACGATCAACGGTGTGGCGAACACGGTCACCGGCACCTCGGTGTCGACCGGCGCGGGCAACCTGACGCTCGGCACCGCCACGACCGACACCGCCGGCCAGGCCGTGGTCGCCGCGAACGCCCCGGTCACGTACCGGCCGAACGCCCGCAACTCCGCCTACGACATCATCTCCACCGACCTGGCGACCCTGGCGTTGTTCCGGTCCACGGTCACCCGTCTGCGGAAGATGAACGTGCCGACGGTCGGCGGCTACTACGTGGCGCACATCCCGCCGGACACGGAGGCGCAGCTGTTCGCGGACTCCGATTTCAAGCAGGCGCTGCAGGGCCGGGTCGACTCCCCGGTGTACCGGGATCTGTCGATCGGCCGGTTCGCCGGCCTCGACTGGGTCCGCAACAACGAGGTGCCCACCGTCACCTCCAACACCGGCGTCACCGTCCAGCGGCCGCTCGTGCTCGGCTCGGGCGCGCTGACGAACGACCCGTTCGCCGAGATGGGTGCCCTGCTGACGGGCACCGACGCCAACAACGCGCCGAGCAACATCCGCATGATCGGTCCCGCGACCGGTGTGCAGGTGGCGCTGATCACCCGCGAGCCGCAGGACCGGCTGCAGCAGAACCTGTCCAGCACATGGTCCTGGGTCGGCGACTTCGGTGTCCCGTCGGACGTCACCGCCTCCGGTGGCGACGCGGCCCGCTACAAGCGCGGCGTGGTCGTCGAGCACGCGTCCTGATCCACCGCCGGGAGGGCACCCCCTGCCCTCCCGGCACTTCTAGGAAGGGACCGCGATGCGTGTCCGCGCAACGGCGGCGTTCAGCGCTGTCCGAGACTGCCAGATCATCGACATCTCGCCTGGCGACGAAATGGACGGCGACCTCGCCGTCTACCTGATGGCCACCGGCGCCGCCGTGGAGCCACTGAACGCCCCGGAACCCGAAGCCGGCGACAGGCAGGGAACCGCGCCTGGGGTGGATGAGCCGCCGATCGACGGGAAGATCGAGGACGTCCTGGCATGGGTCGGTGACGACACTGACCGTGCCCTCGTCGCCCACGACGCTGAGGAAGCCAAGGGCGACAAGGCCCGCAGCACCCTGCTGGCGAGGCTCGCCGAGATCGTCCAGAACTGAAGACGGGGTGGCATGTGATGGACCTGCTGGCCACCCACGATCAACTCAACGACAGCCTGCCGTTCCCGCTCGACGAGGCGCAGGCCGAACTCGCGTTGACTGTCGCCAGCGGCATGGTGCGGGCGATCGCGCGGCAGACGTTCAGCTTCGTCCCGCAGGAGACGGTGATCCTCTCCGGCGACGAGCGGATTCTGACACTCCCGCAACGCCCGCTCGTCGTCGACGTCGGCAACCCGCTGACCGTTGTCGAGCTCGGCGACTTCGGCGACATCGACTACATGGCAGTCGAAGACCGGGACTACACGCGTCTCGGGAACGAACTGACCCGCGGCTACGCCAGCTGGTACACCACCCGGCTGCAGGGCTGGCCGCGCCGCCGGGTTCTGGGCGTGTGGGCGCCGCGGGTGCAGGTCACCTATTCGCACGGCGAACAGGTCATCCCCGGCGAGGTTGTCGGCGAGGTGCTCAACGTCGCGAAAGCGTTGTGCACCAATCCGACCGGGCTCCGCGCCTTCACCACACCCGAGTACTCGGAGACCTACGCGACCGAGATGCTCGGCGCGACCACCGTCGACGGCATCCGGTCCCGTCTGTCCGTGATGGGGCATCGACGAGGCGCGTTCAGCGTCGGATAGGGAAGACATGACCGAGAACGTGGCCGCCCTGCAGGACGCGGACGGTGTCGTGCACTGGATGTCATCCACCTGTGCCCGCGCTGTTGACGGGCTCGCTGACGGGTCTCTGACCCCCGCAGGGGAGGTACCGGATGGCGCCGCCGATGCCGCTGCAGGTGACGGTCAGGACGCCGAGTCCACCGACCGTCGATCCCGCGTCGGGAAACGAAGTGCCCGGGCCGGAGACGGTGACAACGACACGGGCGTGGCTTAGCCAACGGTCCACTGTCGACCTCGGGTCGCAGATCGAACTGCTCGGGACCCAGTCCACGGTCGTCAGCCTGTGGACCCTGCTCATCCCACTGTCCGTGCCGGTCACCTCGGCATCCACGGTGACCGACAGCAGCAACCG